TAGAAATATCGGGAACAGTTATTGAGTCAAACATCACATCGTAGTAAGCTTGATTTCCTGTATTACTAAAGTCTCTGAGGTGCTTATCAATGTAGTTAGTAACTACAATCTCATGTACTTTTTTTAAGCGTTTATCTAGTGGTTCAAAGTTAGTAGCTTCATGTTTCTTTTGTAAGCTAGCTATCTTATCGTCTAATTTCTTTTGGTTCTCAGGTGTTGAGCCTGTAAAGCAAGCTATATTAAACACTCTTGTAGGCTTAAAGAGAGTAAAGGAACCACCTGTTTCTACTTGTAGACCATCAGGTTTGGATTCCTCTAAGGGTCTTGTAGTCTTGATAGTTACAGGTCTAAGAATGATTGCACTCTTACTACCTTTTTTTATTTTAAGACCCCACTTCTGGCCTTGTTTAAAGCCACACCAGTACGGATATTTAAACTCTTGAGCTAGCTTATCAATCTCAAGACATATTAAGTTTCCATTCTGATAGTATTCCTCAGTTGTAAAGTTCATGTGGTCAGATTCGGGACTCCATTCTCTGCGAAAAGGATTAATGTCTTTCTCCATTACGGAGATTAGTTTGTCAGCTAATTCTTGTATGCCCTTATCAGGATTGTAAGGTTCTTTTTTAGTTTGTTTTTTGACAGGTGTTAAGGTCATTTGTTTGGTAAAGTTTTTGTGGTTTGAGAGTCTAGGTTAAGGACTCTATCAAGGGAATTTAACCCTTGAAAGAATCTTTGATAGTCATCAATGAATACTCTATTTCTTCTTGACCTTTTAGTTCGTCTTCAGAAATTGTATAAGGGCTATGCTGAACAAAGAAGTCTAGTCTAGTTTGTACTTCTTCAGAGATCCAATCTTGCATTTCATCATGGTCATCAAAGACTTTGACAGTAGGGTTTGGATCAAGACTGTCACAGGCATAAGTGACAGTATAAGTACGGTTTGAATATTCCATAGTTAGAAATTAATGTCAGGTGTAGTTGTTTGAAGCTTGAAAGTAAATCCAAGAGATTTCAAAGAATCTATATTGTTTTGAGTTAGAGTTTTATTGCCTGTCAAAGATTGTAAAGGTACTCTTTGATCCTTGTTTACAACATCTACATAAGTGACGTTATAGGCAACCCTAGTGCTAATTAAAATTTCTTGCATGGTTTTTTGGTTTGGTAAAGGTTTGGTTAGAGTCTTGGACTCTTTAGAACCTATAACTAGGCTCTAAGGAATCTAAACGACTACGAAATAGTAATGGTCATGATCCCACCCCATTGAAACTATTTTCATGTTTGGATGGTACTCTTTGAACTCCCATTCATCCATTAAGGCAGTAGCGGCTCTAAGAGCGTTTTGTGCTGGCTCAAGTTCATAATCTTTAGTAATTGTTTTTGTAAAGGTTCTATCATTCTCACGTTTGTGAGTTGCTTTAATTCTTGCATCCCTGTAGTCAGTAGCTCCAAGGTACTTAGTCTTGATTACAAGACCCCTGAGAGTCTCAGGAATAGTAACTGTATTGAATTTCATAGTGTGGTTAGTTGTTTAGTAAAGATCGAATCCGTTTGATCCGATGAACCTACTATATCAAGTGCTTCCATAAACTGTCAACACCCATTCCAATATTACTCTGACTTCCCTTGCTATCACTATGTATATTCATTGTTTACATTTAGTAACAATAGCTTTATCTTAGTGTTTACTTGCCTTATCACTTGAACCTTATTAACTCTCTTTACTAGCCCTAAGAACTAACCCATATATATATTATTTATTTACTTAGATCTAACCCCACCCCCCTACCGATTAAGGAAACAAATAAAAGCAATCTATAGAAAATCATCCTAAAATCCTATAGAAAATAGTAGTAATATTCTTAGACTGCAGTCTACCACTAACTTTTTTTTATTTAAAGGAATAATTTTTTTAAAATCAAAGAAAAATCTTAAAATTGATAGGGGTAAAGACGTTATACGTATCTTCTATTACCCCCTCAGATTTTTCTAATAAAACTTTTTTTATGACTAAGAGCAGAAGCAGAAGGAAAAGAACAAATAGAGGACACTAGGTGTACACTAAGTAGTTCTTAAGTGTGTGTGGTGGAGTTACTCTCTCCTATAGTGCAACCTAATAAGCGTCACTTATAAAACCTTGGGTGGAGGTATTAGAATTTCTTATCTGTTGAGGAGTCATACCCATAGCAGTTTGGGAGATAGTGTTATTAAGAACAGACCCCCAGTTATCTAGGTGTATAGAGAGGAGTTCATCTTGTCTTTTAGCGATATTAAGGTCTTCATTTTGAGCCATATATTCAGTCCAGTAGGCAACTGCACCTGCTAGGGAATCAACGAGGTCATCGTGTACAAGGGAACCTTTATGACGAGATATACGAGATAGTTGATAGACAAGTTGTAGCTTTAATCTTCTTTCAGGAGTCTCTTGAGGATTGGATCTGAAGTCTTTTTCAATAACTTTCTGGTCGATAATTAGTCTATGAGAGTTCATAACAGGTTCTAAGGTATCAATTATTCGCAATTCTTTAGTCTTATTGTTTCTTACGTCTTCTAATTGGCATGGGTGGAACCTCATAAGGAAAGGTTTTAGAAGTTCAGCGAACATACCCCCACCAAAGTTTTGTTCTACGAGGATGGTATTAATCTTATTCTCTCTAGCAATCTTACTAATTCTTTCCAGAACGCTATCTGAGTAACCCCCAGAGAGTCCTAAACACTCTGTGACGTATAAATTACCATTAAGCATCTTAACGCAGCTTATAGCGGTCTGATCTTTACCCTTACCAGAAGGGTCAACGAACATAACTGACCCTGTATATTCTATAAAGTCACCAAATTCTTGAGCAGGTCGGTAGAACCTGTCACCATTGAAGCCAACGCAAGGTAAATCTTGTATTACATATTCAGGATTATTAGACCAAATAACTTTTTCGGGAGCAAATTCTTTATTAACGGAACTAATTACTAGGTCGTTAATTTTTAAAGGGTATCTATCTTGATCTGAGAGTGTTGTATCTAGCTGGAATTGTAAGTTAAAACCACTACGACCATAAGAAGCTTCTCTTTCCATAAGATCTATCGCAGAGAACCTAATAGGATCTACAGGATCTTTTGGTTGGGCATTACCTTCTGTTAATTCCTTGAGAATTTTAGGGGCAAGTCTATCTCCGTAGTTGTTTTTTAGTTCTGGGTAACGTGCAGTCCAGATTCTAGTTTCATATCCTCTTTCTTCTAGTGTTAGGTACACAGAATTTTCTACTTGAGGAGTACCTAAGAAAGTAATCCGACCATTAGGTTTTAGTATCGCTTCAAATTCTTTTACAGCTTCAGATAGTTTGTCTCTCATGGGCTGTGTGTAGGAATTATTAGGAACTTCTACGTCATCTGCGATTACTTCGTCTGCTCTAGCCCCTGACATCTGCCCTAAGACCCCTCTAGAGGAGCAGGAAGGGGCATGATCAGCTTGTGCTGGTCTTACATCAAAACTTACCTTACTGTTTCTCTGATCATCTCTAGGAATCAATCCAGATAGTATTGGCATCTCGTTGATAAGACGCATAGTAAAAGTTGTAAAGTTATCGGCTCTATCTTTACTGGCAGATACCACTAAGAATTTTAATTGTGGGTTCATACGTAATCGCCACACCACGTAAGTAGAAGTAATCCAACTCTTACCTACACCTCTAAACCCCTGAATAATCTTACGTCTAGCACCATATTGTAGATACTCAGCTATATCTAACTGAACAGGAGTAGGATCTGGTAAGTTTAGATGTCTCCACGTAACGATTAGAAAATATCTAAAGTCTTGTAATTTTTCTGGTAATGGATGCAATTATAATTCTACTAAAGGTACAGTTTCTAGGTCTGGTAAGTTGTTCATTAGGTCTTCCATTGGATTTTTTTCTACAGGAACACACTCAACACCGTTATCTTTTAAGAATTGTCTAGCTACGTTTAGATCTCCTGCCTTTGCTTCACCACTTCGTACCTTATCTAATAAGTCTCTAGCTAATTCATAGTGCAAACTTTCTAATAACTTTAAGTTTTTATCCATGAGACTTACGTTTTAGATTAATATAATCATTTTTTAGTTCTATTGCCAAACAAAACATACTTAAGTTTACCTATAAGACCTGATTTCTTTTGATTTTTGTAGTGTTGTAACCTACGTTCTAGTCTATAAAGTTCAGTTTCGGTTTCTGAAATACGAACAAGAGCAGCTATTAATAACATATCTTGTAGTCTTACTTGTTTTACAAGGTCA